GTAAAGCAGGGGAGTGNGTTCGACATTCCTGCCAAGACGTTTGCCCAGCAGTTGCAGCGCAACCGTAGCAGTGCCCATGCGCCCACTGCCAGCCAGTATTTCCTGGTGAGCAAGCCGCGTGATCCTGCGCATACGCACCGAATCAGCAAGGCGGTCATATGAGTATCGCGCTGATGACTTTGACCTGGCAAACGGCTTTGCCGCTGAACCAGAAGGCTGCTTTGCTGGCCTTATCGGATTGGGCCAATGACGATGGGGCGAGCCTGCACCCGTCGATCTACGCTTTGTCTGAACGCTTGACCTGCAGCGAACGCACTGCACAGCGCCTGATGCGTGAGCTTGAAGAAGCGCAATGGATTGCTGTGGTGGGTAACCACAACGGTGGCCGCCCTGGTGCCACACGCAACTACCGTATCAATGTGCGCAAGCTGCGCGCTGAGGCTGCCTGTGAAGAAGATCGCCGTGCAGAGGTGCGCCGCCAGTACCGGCACTCCACGATGGACAGCATGCCTGATCCATTTGCTGAGACGGGTGACAAAGCGCAGCAAGACGGGTGTCAATCTGACACGGGTGTCAATTTGTCAGGGGTGACAAATCAGGTAGAGACGGGTGACAAATCAGGTAGTAGACGGGTGACAAATCGTGCAGAGACGGGTGACACCGGTGTCACCCTAACCACCATAGAACCGTCAATAGAACCACCAAAGAACCACCAATACGCCAAACCTGCGAAATCGACGGTTCCTGNCAANCCNGNNNANGTGACCGATCAAACCTGGTCGGATTGGTTGCAACTTCGCAAAACNCTCAAAGCCGCGGTGACGCAAACCGCCATCGACGGGATCAACCGNGAGGCCCGCCGGGCTGGCTACACGCTGGAGCAGGCGTTGGTGACGTGCTGTGCCAACGGCTGGCGGGGCTTCAAGGCNGAGTGGATGCGCCAGCGTGGTCAGCCGCCGCATGCAGCCCCCCGTGAGACGGCCTACCAGCAGCAGATGCGAGAGCGCGTTGCTGCCCTGACGCCACGTTTTGCCGCACAGCCGCCAAAGCAGCACGCCAGCGATTTTTTCCGTGAGCAAGCGATCGAGGTGCAGGCGCAGGAGGTGGCTGGTGCCCGAATGATCGGAGGTCAGCGATGAGCCAGCAGCAGAGCAGCAACCCGGCGCGTGCATTGCCCATGCATTGGGTGGAGAAGATTTTCGAAAAGCTGAGCGTGACCTATGGCCGCGATTTCCTGGCCCGGTGGGACGGGTTCAAGGATGAGGCGATGTTGGACGTGAAGCGGGACTGGGCCATGGAGCTTGGCGGCTTTATCGAGCAGCCTGACGCGATCAGCCACGCTTTGGCGCATTTGCCAGCCAAGGCACCGAACGTGCTCGAGTTCCGGCAGCTGTGCCGCAGTGCACCCAAGCCCGAATTCAAGCAGCTGCCACGCCCAGCGCAAGACCCCCAGAAGGTGGCCGAAGTGGTGGGGGTTGTGAAGTCCAAGCTGACGCAGCTGCCAGCGGTTGAGCCCAAGGCGTGGGCACGCAAGCTCAAAGAGCGCCACGACCGCGGCGAAAAGCTCGCCCCCCATCAGGTGCATGCCTACCGCCAGGCCTTGGGGTTTGAAGGCCGCCAGGCCTGGCAATGAATAAAAAATAGGATCAAAGAACGATGAACAGCATTAGCCTTAACCTGCCTTACCCCATCAGTGCCAATCGGTATTGGGCCACTCGCATCATCAAAATGAAGGGTGCGCTCAAACCCACTGCGATGACGTATGTCACCAATGAGGCCAAGGCGTTCAAGGAGCTGGTGCACAAGCTGGCCGTGGCGGCCGGTGTGCGCTCACCCATCACGGGCCGCGTGGCCATCAGCTACACGCTGCACCCTCACTGCCCGCAGGACGCCCACCGGCGCATGAAGCGTGACCCTGTGGGCTGGGAAGACACCGTTCAGTGCATTGACCTGGACAACGCCCAAAAGGTGCTGCTGGACAGCCTCAAGGGCGTGGTGATCGAGGATGACAAGTGGGTGCGTGAGATTGCAGCCAAGCGCGGCACCCCTGTGGATGGCGGCAAGCTGGTCGTGACCATCACCCCGATTGCGCCAGCCATGGCAGCGCAAGAGCAGGGCGATTTGCTGGGGGTGGCCTGATGGACCGCGTCACCCTCAGCCTGTGGGAGCCCCAGCAGGCCCACAAGGCCATCATGCACGCCTGGTCCCATGCCAAGAACGCCGTGATGGCCGGCCACCGCCTGACGCTGGAGATTCGTCCNGAGAAGCGCAGCGATGCGCAGAACCGCCGTCTGTGGTCGATGCTGAGCGACATCAGCGAGCAGGTGAACTGGCATGGACACCGTCTCACCCCTGGCGAGTGGAAAGACGTGTTCACTGCGGCCATCAAGCGCACCAAGGTCGTGCCAGGCCTGGACGGTGGGTTTGTGGTATGCGGCCAGTCCACCAGCCAGATGACCAAGCGCGAAATGTCAGAGCTGCAGCAGCTGATGGAGGCTTTCGGCGCAGAGCATGAAGTGGCATTTCGGGCTTATGGGGAGGGCGAATGAGCTGCCCAGACTGCGACAAAGCCCAGACCATCAAGCACTGGCCCATTTTTCAGGCGCAGTGCCGTGGCTGCAAGGTCCGAGCACTGGCTACCGGCCCCGAGCATTTCCATGCCATGCAGGCCAAAGCCATCACACCGAGCTACCGGGCGGCACTGCAGGCCGTATTTGGCGAGGGCTGGCGCGCAGGGCATGAGGAAGTGAAAGCGGAGCATCAGCGAATCAAGGGGATGCAGTGAACAACCAGCTGACCGCCAAAGAGCGCGAGCACCTGGCCAAGGTGAAAAGCCTGCCCTGCAGCGTCTGTGATGCACCGGGCCCCAGTGAGGCCCACCACGTGAAGCAGCACCAGCAATACACCTGCGTGGCCTTGTGCCAGGACTGCCACACGGGCAGCCACAACGGATGGCACGGACGCCGGGCGATGTGGCGAATCAAGAAGATGGAAGAAATTGACGCCTTAGCCATTACGGTTAAGCGCTTGATGCTTTTAAAGTAGGAGCAAAGATTTGATCGAAGCAGAACAAGGCAGCATTGAAACCACGGTCAATGAAATCCTTAAGGAGTGGCACACCTGGTCGGCCAATGAGTCCTTTGGCAAGGGCTACAGCAGCCGCTCAGCCTCTTGCAACGACGGAACCGGCGGTAGCAACGATTGGGAGATTGCAGATATGGATACTGTGGACGCTGTGATCGACACCATCCCGCAGCCGCACCGCACGGCTATTTGCTTCATTGCTCGTAACCTCGCCACACGGGCGCAAGTCTGGAGCAGCCCACGCCTGCCAACCAACATCCAAGAGCTGCAGGTGCTGAATCTCGAAGCGCGCAATATGCTCACAAAGGGCTTGATCGAAAAGGGAGTTCTGTGATATTGACCGCTGTAGATTTTTTGGCACAATAGTCACCGGGTCGGGATAGCCGCGCCCAAAATTCCCAAAGCCTCAGCTTCACCGCTGGGGCTTTTTCGTTTCCAGTGCCGTAGAGCAGCAGGTAGCTCGCCGGGCTCATAACCCGGAGGTCACAGGTTCAAATCCTGTCGGCGCATCCAGTTGTCTCCTTGTTCCCTTCTGGTGGGGAGCATTTGCCCACTACGGTGGGCTTTTTCTTTTCGGCCACCCCCAGCTGCACCCGGCAAAGCATGCATCGCGCATGGGGTGCTAAGGCTGGGGTGGCCCCTCATGCAACCCACGAGCCAGCCGTGGTCGCGCCCGAGCAGCTTGACGGCGCGAGTGACTCACCCTTGAGCTGTCGAGGGTAGCTGGCACACAGACAACCATAGGCAGCACCCTGCGCCAGACGGCGTAAGACCTAAAGGGTGCCCAGTTGGACTCTTGCTGTAGATCGTTTTCGGTAGTGCGAGGCAATGAATACAATGCGCTGCATTACATGCATGGAGTACAGATGAAGCGCATAGCAATTGCCTGTTTGATGTTCACTTCTGCCGCTTATGCACAGTCTGAGGTTGCTCGCAGTGTTGGTCGGGTAGCAGGTCAGTTCGGGGTGGGTGTTGCTGACTCTATCCGTGACACTCAGCCCCAGTGGGAGACAATCCCTGCCAAGCCAAAAGATGAGTGCTTGAAGGAATCCAAAGGCGTACTGGACAATGCATTCGTGCGCTGTCGCAATGGGCGCCAAGAGTACGTGCAGTACAGCAGCAAGAATGAGCGCATGGTGCTGAGAGAGCGCCCGATACCAATGAACTGATCAAGCAGGGATCAGGTACAAATTTTCGATTGACATGACTTAGCCGCCCAGGTTCGCCTCGGCGGCTTTTTGTTTACGCCAGCCACACCGAGCAACGCCCCGCACTCCCGCGCGCCCAAGGGTTCACGCTTGGCAGTGGCTGGCACCCATCACCGGAGAGAGCCATGCGATACACCCGCCGTAATACAGCCGCCAGATGCTCTGTTTTTGATGTGGACGCCAAGCAAGAGATCCGATATGTGCGCGAGGTCAACGCAAAGGCGGGCTGGTTGGTGCTGGTTAAGCAGCCTGTGCGCACCAACGCCCACGGCGGCGTGGAGTGTGAGCGCGTGCGGTATCGCAGCATCTATCCGATCTATGGCGGCAAGCGCATGCCAGTGATGTTTCACTGCTACGGCAGGCAAGCATGAGCTGCCCGGTCACAGCCCAGATTCAGCTCAAGGTGTCCTGGTGGTTCAAGCTGTGGCTTGAAGGCTTGATCCTGGTGGCGCAGCTCAGCGGCAGAGTGCCGGACCCCGAGAAGGTGGCGGCCATGGCCAAGCGTGGAATCAAAGTCAATGTGAGGAAGACATGATCAAAGTCACCGACTCTCAGGGCTATCAGCATCTGATCAATCCTTCCCAGATCGTGCGGGTTAGTGAGGCTGGGTCTGCCAGCAAGTACAAAGGCACGTATTGCCACATCATGCTGCCCGCGTACATACGCAACAGTCGCCCCATCAGGTGTGCAGACTCCGTTTGTGGTGTGGCAGCAGACAGGGGGTAAGGACTATTCCTATCTGGAAAACAGCAGCGCTTTGCGGAATGCACGCGTGCAAATCAGCGTGTGGGCATCCACGCCAATGCAAGCCGCCAGCATCCGTGACCAGATCGAAGCAGCGCTTCGCCCTCTAGACAGCCTGACCTGCACGCCATCAGCAGCCCACCACATGACCTATGAGTCAGACACCAAGCTGCACGGCGTGCAGCAGGTCTGGGAAATCTGGGTCTGATCCATCAACTTTGAAACAACCGCCCCAGAGGCGGTTTTTTTGTGCCCGAGAGGGCGTAACCACCCCGCTATGCGTTGCCGCTGGCGGGTTTTTTCGTTTCTGAAAGGCAAATGATGAAAGAACTGATGTTCCAAAACCAGCCTATCCGATTGATTGATAAGGATGGCAAGAAGTGGGCTAGCGCGGCAGACATTGCGCGTGCGCTTGGGTACGCAAATGCCGACAAGGTGACGCGCCTGTTTGATCGCCATAAGGCGGAATTCACAAGCTCAATGACGTGCATTGTCGAGACACCCACTTTGGGCGTCTCGGGGAATCTCACCACCCGAGCACGCGTCTTCAGTCTGCGTGGTGCACACCTGATCGCCATGTTTGCACGCACAGACAAGGCCCAGGCATTCCGTCGATGGGTGCTTGATGTGCTGGAACAAAACTCCGCAGCACCGTCGCTCATTCAGGATTTCTACGAAGCCAAGGCTGCATTGGATGCTCAGGATCGATTTGCCAGCCTTTGCGGGCGCGGCCTCAATGAGCACAAAGCGCGAAAACCACCCCTCAAGCAGCGTGTTGAAGCATTGATGCGCTGCCTACAACCATCCCTTCAATTTCAGTAGCCCGCTTCAAGCGGGTTTTTTTGTGCCCGACAAGGGCGAACCCGAGCCGCAAAGCGAAAGCCGAGCGGCTTTTTTGTTTCTGAAAGGGCCAAATCATGGCACGTACTCCAAACGGCACCGTTCACTCGGTGGCCACTGCACTTGCTGCAGCCAAAACTATCACCGCTATTACCAACGCTGCGGAAGCCACTTGCTCCAGTACTGCGCACGGCTACAGCGTTGGCGACATTCTGCTGATCTACAGTGGCTGGGGGCGCTTGAATTTCCGTGCTGCCCGAGTGAAGTCGGCGACCACAGACGCTTTTGTATTGGAAGGCATCGACACCAGCAATACCGAGTTGTTCACCCCCGGCGGTGGCGCCGGCTCTGTGCGCAAAGTATCCACCTGGGTTGATCTGGATCGCACCATGAACCACAGCTCCAGTGGTGGTGATGCCAAGACCGTGAACATCAAGTTCATTGAGTCTGATGTGGAAATCGTGCTGAACGATGGATTCAACGCCGTGCAGCGCACTTTCGATATGGATGCCGACATGATTGGCACGCCAGCCTATTCGGCGCTGAAGATGCTTTCTGACACCAATGCAGACACCGTGGTGCGCCGCCGCGCCAAAACAGGCGCAGTCTCGCTGATCCCTGCCAAGGTTTCCTTCAATGAAGAAGAAACCCTGACAGAAGGCCAAGCTGTGACTGTGAAGGGCACATTCAACGCACAGAACGTCTCTACGCGCTACGCCGCGTAATCACGCCATCCCTAGAACGGGCTTCATTTTCTGGCTATCCAGCCAAACCTCTTGCACCGGCCGCGCCATTCGTCTCCTTCAGCAGAGGCGGTGGTGCGGCGCGGGCTCTTATTTCCCTCTGCTGAAAGACTGACATGACCAAAGAAAAGACCAAATCCATTCCTGCTGCATCCCTGAAGCTGCTGGCACAAGCCCTGCCATCCATCACCATTCCTGTGTCTGTGGAGCGCCCTGATGGCTCCAAAGTTGAAGTTAGCGTGACCATCAACGCTGTGCGCAAGTCCACTTGGGCCGAGATGCGCGATGGGCACATTGCTGACCTGCGCAAGAATCCTACAGATGAAGGCGAATTCAGCTTTGCCAAGATGGTGAACGACGGCGCCAAGGAAGCGGCCGAACTGGCGATGAAGGTGGCAACCGACTGGGATCTGGAAGAAGAACTGACTGCAGAAAACCTGGTGGCGCTGGAAGACATCCTGCCCGGCTCGATTGCTACGCTGCTGAACAACATCGACTCTGCACTATTCAAGGGCCGCCTGGGAAACTAAAAGCCATTGCCCGCGCGCTGTATGAACCCCCCATCACCGAAGCCGAGGCCAAGAGCGAAGGCTTTGAACTGGAGGATTACCAAACGGAGATTGTCGAGGTCTGGCCGGATAACGAGCTGGCCCTCGATATCTTCCGGCGCGTGGGCACCCGCTGGCGATCACCACCCATGGGCGGCGTTCCAATCGGCTTGCAGTGGGAGGCCATTTATCCGCTCATGGAACGGAAAAAACTGGATGACGACCAGTGGAACGACCTGCATGACGATCTGATGGTGCTGGAGATGGCTGCCATCGAAGTCATGCATGAGTTTGCACCTACGCCTCAGACATGAGGGGCAAATAATTAATTTGCCCCTTGTTAGGCTTTCTTTTACGGAGCCCTTATGTCGTTAAAACTTATTGGCAAAGAAGGCCCGGAGTTAGAGCTGCCTAAGTGCCTGCTTCTTCGATCCGGCGGACCACCGAAGTCTGAAATCTCTCCAAGCGCGTCACGATTCTTGCTTGTAGCTCGATGGCGTATTCGTCTGGCATGGCTGTGGCTCGGGTTGGTGTGTGGCGCGTTGCTTCAATAGCTGATTGCATCAGTGCTTTGAATCCATCTGGATCTTTTAAGAAGGCATTGGCGTAGAGTGTTTCAAGCAGGAAGTTTTGCGCGCTTAAGCGAGCATTGAGTTCCATGATGTCGTTGTGCACGGTCTCCATTGCCAAATCTGCTGCGGCGGTGGCTAGCTGAAGTATTTCTTTGCGATCCATAGTCTCCCCCATGTAGTTAAAGGGAATGTTACGAAGCAAGGTTCAGGGCTTCAACGCTGTCTGTGCATCCACCTGTTCAGGTGTACAGATAGGTTTGGTAGCATCGCGTCATCTAATGAGGAGGTGGGATGTTTTTTTTCTTGCTTGCACTGGGGCTTTGCTTTATTGCTGGGGCGATTGCTCAATCGCGCGGCAGGTCGTTGATAGGGTGGTTGATATTGTCAGCTTTGACTGCACTGGTTTCCAGCATCATTCACTCAATGGCCGGTGTCGTTACTCCTGCATTTTTTGCAGTGCTTGCACTAGTTCTCCCAAAAGTCGGCAGTGCAGCACTTGGCCGCGATGCAGCAGGCATAGCAATCAGCCCAGATACGCATATTAAATGCCCAGATTGCCGAGGTTATGTCCCTAAAGAAGCTCGCAAGTGTCAACACTGCCAGACAGCGCTGATACCGCAAGAGTAAAAACGATTTTTAGAAAGCACCCATTGGGTGCTTTTTTATCGCCCGTTTAGCTTCGGCTTGACGGGCTTTTTTATTGAGGCCNCCGTGGATAAGAACGATGTAATCATTGGCATCACCGCTGATGCATCTGGCGTAGAGGCAGGTGTTCAGCGCTCTAAACGCAGTCTTGCCAGCTTGGGCGATTCGGCAAAACGAGTTTCGCAAGATGTCGGCACCATGGGTGATGGAGGCGACAAATCTGCAAAGAAAATTGAGCGTGACACGCGAAATATGCAGCAAAGCCTGCAGCGTTATCTCGCTGTATTGGAGGCCGGGTCGAAGGATAGCCGCGTCTACTGGGAGCGAATGGCGGACTTCAAAGGCATAGATAAGAATGCCCTGCGCCCGCTGATGGCTCAGTTGGACGAATTCAAGCAGAAGCAGCAGGAGGCAGCTGGCGCAGCTGGAGGGTTTGGACGTGCTTTGTCAGGTTTGGCTGGCGCTGCAGGTGCTGCTTTTGCGCTCAAGGAGGTCGCGCAACAGGCTTATGAGACACAGGCGGCACTATTTAAGGCAAGTGCTGAGGCCGAACGCTTAAAGATCGGACTGGACTTTGCTTCAGCACGCGGTGGCGCGGCTGAAATTGCCTATCTCCGAAAAACTACGTATGACTTAGGCCTGCAGTTTCAAGGCACCGCACAGGCTTATCAGCAGTTTCAGGCCGCTGCGCGAGGCACTGCGTTAGAGGGAGATAAGGCGCGTGCAGTTTTTGAATCTGTTGCAAAAGCGTCTGCTGTGATGGGGCTCTCAACGGATAACACCAGCGGCGTGCTTCTTGCCCTGCAGCAGATGATTTCCAAAGGCAATGTGCAAGCTGAAGAGCTGCGCGGTCAATTGGGCGAGCGACTCCCTGGTGCCTTCCAAATTGCCGCACGTTCCATGGGGGTGACAACAGCAGAGCTAGGGAAAATGCTCGAGAACGGCGAAGTGCTGGCAGACAGCTTTTTGCCAAAATTTGCTGCAGAGCTGGAAAAGAGCTTGGGAGATGCGCCGGAAAAGGCTGCAAATCGCCTTGATGCCTCCGTAAACCGAGTCAATGACTCCT